CTATAACCTATAGACGTACGCACCCAAGGCGAGATTCGGACGGTCATAACATATAAACTTTACTTTTTCGGCTTTCCGCCTATCATTAACGGAATCGAAAATATTTTGCAACAATTTTTTACGCATGAGAGAATACTTTGAATCTATAACAGACGTCTGTCCGTTCAGCTTAAAAAGTTTTGACGCAGGTAAATTACCTGTACTCAAATATTCAAAAGAGTTAGTTGAACTACTCTATAAAGAACTTGAACACTACGACGCTTTTCTTTTTGAATGTCATACCTCGATGGATCGCGACCTGCTAATAACCACGGCACACGAACTACAAACCATGTACCCTGATGCAGAGTGGTTTTGGTCACACCCCGAAGACGGTCACAAGTCGACCATGGTCCCTGCTCTCATTATGCAAAATAAGAAAAACTTGGCTAATGCTCGTAAAACCTTTAAACTTATGCGTAATGGCTAAAACATGGACAAAACAAAAAATCGAGAGCATTAGGAAAAAAACTTCCATAGGTGACTCAAGGCTCAGCCAAGGTGCAGGGACGAATAAAAATAAACGACGTTCAAAATATCGAGGTCAAGGAAAATAAAAACTAGCTCGGCAAAAGCCAAAGGACGTAGGCTGCAACAGTGGGTAAGGGATAAACTTATAGAACTGTTGTCCGTGGATCCAGAAGATATTGAATCTAGACCTATGGGCAGTAGCGGTGAAGACCTCATTATGGGCGTACAAACTAAAAAGATATTTCCTTATAGCGTTGAGTGTAAAAACCAAGAAGCAGTAAACGTATGGAAAGCCTACGAACAATGTTCAAGTAATACTAGCTCAAAAGTGGAAAGTCTAGTTATAATAAAAAGAAACAAAAGTAAACCGTTAGCTTTAGTCGACGCGGAATACTTTATTAACCTACACAAAGATGCCAACGCTTGAAGAACTATTAAGATATAAATACGGAGACAGCCAGTCTCCAGAAGATATTCTTCGCAGGCTAGAAAGCATAAACCTAGAAAAGAAAAAGAACTCTAAAGTTTATCCCACCACTCCCGTAGGAGATGGAACATTTTCTACTATAGTACCCACTCAAGAAGACGACAGTCCATACGGTAAGTTAGAAAGAGGAATATTTGGAGGTTTACAAAAATATGGTCCGTCAACCTTTCAAGATCCGTACCGTGCTAATCAAACAGCAGGGGCGTTGACAGATGTTTTATCCATGACTCCCGGAGCAGCAGAAGTATTAGACTATAGACAAGGTAATTATTTAATGGAGGAAGGGCGACCGTTAGCTGGTCTTGGTTATCAAGCCATGGCAGCTTTACCTCTTATTCCTGCTAACCGTGTACGTCGTGCTATCCCAGACGACATGGGCGGTGGTAGTACGCCTACTCCTCCTCCTGCTGATAAACCTACAGCTAAACCTATGCGATTCGACGTAGAAGAACGAGGTGAAAAGATGTATTTTGAACAGTATAACAGGGGTCTAAATGATCAAAGTCCTGTAGCTGACACCCTTGACAGTTTTTCAGACGAGTATGTCTGGAACGAGGCAGAGATGTACAAAAAATTAAGAAGCACACGTCCTGCAGTAACTACTTTAGAAAAAGCCATAGAAGAACTTCCAGGATTTGACAACCCAAACAAAAAATACTCTATGCAGGAAATGTTAAACCTAGCAAGGAAACATGGCGTAGAAGGTGGTGGTAAAAATACATACAACCAAAACGTCCTAAGTCAAATAGAAGACTTCACTAAAACGTTAGCACAAACGTCTCCTAATAAAACAGCTAACTTAACTGAAAAGATGACGAAGCAAGAATTGCTAGATTTGATTAATAAAAACAATCCTAGATTTTCAGAAACACGTACCACGATTTCTGGAAAATTTGATAATGAATTTTATTCAAGAGACATGCCTGCAGAATTAGCTTACAATGTCCACAGTCCATTTGTTCCTAAATATGACGCACCTAGTTCTTTACAAGAAGCAGCAGAAAGAAGAAAGCCAGACTTAACAATTAATTCTCAATTTGCTGTTAATTCTCGTTTAACAGGCGACCCAGAAATAGAAGGCATAGCAAACAACGTTTTTGAACAGAGTGGTGGTCACCCCGAAGTAGGTGCAGGTTTCCAATACTTTGGTAAATCTCCTGATGAAATACCTAAAGAAATTACACTGGGAGAATTAGATAACAATATTTTTCACAACAGGACTCACATATACGATAACTTTTTTGCAGAAGGAGATGGTTCTAGGGTGGTAATCGGCAGTGAGGCTCAATCTCCGTACACTTTTACAAAAAATGAAGATAAAATTAAAGATTCTGGTGGTTTAAATTTTAGTGGCAGACAAGTTGATAGCGGATATGAGATAGACGAGACAGCAGGAGTTTTATCTAGTGTCGACAATGTTTTAAAAATGCCTGGAACATCACACCAAAAAATGTACGAACTCCAAGGGGTGTTAAAAGAATACGAAAGTTTTGTAGGTCAAGGAATGGAAGGTAACGCACAACGAGATTTTAATAGATTTATAGAGGATCTTAATCCTACCTTCGAACCTAAAAGCAATATAAATAAATTTATAGAAATGAGCCCTGAAGAAGCAGCAGATTTTATAGACACTGTTGAGCCATACGGGACGCCATATTTAAAAAACATGTATGAAGACAGATTTAGCTATATACCTAAACCAAAATTTGCTGAGTTATGGCAAAAGTATTTTAAGGACACATATAAGAATACAGAAAAACTATACTCTGAAATTGGTGTAAACGGATCGTTTACTTCTACGGCTAATGTAGCACAGGATCTCAAGTTAGAAACTACGAGGAAAAGAATTTTAAGTCAATTTGATGAATACAATCTTAAAGCGATTGAAAACCTAAGTGGGTTAGAAAGATCATTAAGGTCAGAACTACGAAAATCTGGAGTTGATTTTCTTCTTACACCTATCATAGAAGAATTACCTATGTTGGGTCAATGGTTTAATACAAGCACAAAAGCTACCATACAAGACGCGGTACAAAACAACGGAACAGATATCCTTTTTCCCAGTAACGGTAAAGCGGTAGCTAGGCAAGGAGGATTAGCATCAGATTTATTACCAGATAACGCTAGAGATTTTGGAGATTTTCCTCCTGGTGAGGATCGTAGATTTGGTTTATTTTTTGAAGACTTTGCTGACGAGGTTCAAGTAAAACAAAACAACCGTGGTAAACAATATAAAGACCTTAGACTCAAGGCACTAAAACAAGCAGAGCAAGATTACGGTATTAAACTGCCATACGAAGAGTTCACCGATAACGCAGGTCAAGAGTTTTTGAGAATAAAAATGACACCAGAAATACAAGAGGCTTTTACAGTGCTCCGTAAAAATACAGGTGGAGCAATTAAGAAACCTTTAATGAATCTTAAATACTCTTGAAAAAAGAACTACTAGAACAACTACCTGAAGACGTACTCAAAGAACATTTAGAGTTAGCCGAACGGTTACAAGAGATTGAAACTGTAGAGACAGCACAAAGTGGGTTCTTACCGTTTGTCAAAAGTCAATGGCCAGGGTTCATTGGTGGTGCTCATCATGAAAAGATGGCGGATGCGTTTGACCGCATAGCTAACGGTAAAATCAAAAGACTTATTATTAACATGCCACCACGGCACACGAAAAGTGAGTTTGCGTCTCATTACTTTCCTGCTTACTTAGTAGGGCGTAACCCAAGTTTAAAAATACTACAAGCAACCCATACCGCAGATTTAGCAGTTAAGTTTGGTAGAAAGATTCGTGACTTAATGTTAACGGAAGATTTTCAAAGAATCTTTCCCGATGTATTAATTAACCCAGACTCAAAAGCAGCAGGTAAATGGGAAACCCAAGACAAGAGAGACCCAAAACTAAAGGGCGAGTACTATGCTGCTGGTGTTGGCGGAGCGTTAGCAGGAAGGGGAGCAGATCTATTCATTATTGATGACCCTCATTCTGAGCAAGATGCTATGAACCCAAAGTCCATGGAAGATACTTACGAGTGGTATACTTCAGGACCAAGACAGAGGCTCCAGCCAGGAGGAGCTATTGTTATAGTTATGACGCGTTGGAATATTAACGACCTAACTGGTAAGTTATTAAAAGACGCAGCAAGAGATCCGAAAGCAGATCAATGGGAGTTAATTGAACTACCAGCAATATTGCCTAGTGGTAAACCATTATGGCCAGAGTTCTGGGCACTAGAAGAAATACTAAGCGTTAAGGCTAGTTTACGTGGCGGTCCAAAGTGGCACGCCCAGTACATGCAGAACCCAAGTTCCGAAGAAGGTGCATTAATAAAAAGAGAATGGTGGAATGAATGGGAAAAAGAAAAACCACCAAAGTGTGAATACCTAATACAAAGTTACGATACAGCATTCTTAAAAACTCAGATGGCTGATTACTCAGCTATTACTACTTGGGGAGTATTCTACCCTGAAGGTAAAATAGGGGAAGACTTCTATAATGGTTTATCTCCTCATATTATTTTACTAGACTGTATTAAAGGTAAGTATTCTTTTCCTGAACTTAAAGCTATAGCTTTAGAACAGTATTCCGAATGGACACCCGATTGTGTTATTATAGAAGCTAAAGCCAGTGGAACTCCACTTACTCAAGAATTACGAAACATAGGTATACCTGTACAAAACTTTACTCCATCAAAAGGAAATGATCAGGTAGCTCGAGTAAATGCTGCTGCCCCTTTATTTGAATCAGGTATGGTATGGGCACCAGACACTAAATGGGCAAACGAAGTTAAAGAAGAATGTGCTGCTTTCCCTGCTGGAGATCACGACGACTTAGTAGATTCAACTACTCAAGCGTTGCTAAGGTTTAGGCAAGGCGGATTCGTAAAACTACCTAGTGATTATGAGGAAGAAGAACTATATCCTAGAAGGAAAATAAGTTACTATTAACCATGGCAATCGAAAAACAAAACCCCCTACAAGATATTTTAATGGAAGCTGCACCTCAACAGATGCAAGAACCCATTGAATTTGAGCTTCCAGAAGAAATGGATATTGGTGGTCAAATGGCTCCTGCTTTTGAACTAGGACCAGACGGACAAATGGTTCCACTTTTTGAAGAGGAAGAAGAAGGTGAAGCCAATGAACATCAGGTCAATCTTGCGGAAGTATTAGATTCCTCCTCGCTTAATACACTAGCGAATGAATTATTAGATGCATATGAACAGGACAAAGACTCTCGTAAAGATTGGCTTGAAGTATTTACTAATGGACTAGATTTATTAGGAATAAAAATAGAAGAAAGATCTGAACCTTTTCCTGGAGCGACAGGGGTTAATCACCCTTTATTAGCAGAAGCCGTTACCCAGTTTCAGGCACAAGCCTACAAAGAACTTCTACCCCCAGGTGGTCCAGTAAAAACCAGAGTAATGGGAAATGAAAGCCCTGAGGTTTTAGAACAATCAGCTAGGGTTAAAGATTTCATGAATTACCAAATCACAGATGTGATGAAAGAGTATGATCCTGAAATGGACAGCCTTTTGTTTTACCTACCTTTATCTGGTAGTGCATTCAAAAAAGTTTATTACGACAACATACTAGGTAGAGCAACAAGTAGATTGGTTAAAGCAGAAGACTTAGTTGTAGCGTACGAAACAACAGATTTAGAAACAAGTCCTAGATTTACTCACGTTATGAGTATGACAGGCAACGATCTTAAAAAATTACAACTAGCAGGTTCATATAGAGAAGTCGACTTAGGTGAAGTTGGTGATATGGACTACAACGAAGCTAAAGAGAAGATAGATGAGCTACAAGGCTTATCAAAACCTATAACAGATTACGATGAATACACTGTTTTAGAGCTTCATGTTGATTTAGAACTAAACGAAGACGAAGAATATGGCTTTGCTGTACCCTATGTAGTAACTATTCTTGAAGATAACAACGAGATACTCTCTATTAGACGTAATTGGCAAGAAAACGACGAGTTATTCCGTAAAAAAGAGTATTTTGTACACTATAAATTCTTACCAGGTCTTGGTTTTTACGGTTTCGGCTTAATTCACATGATTGGTGGGCTAACTAAGTCCGCAACTTCTATATTACGTCAGTTAATCGACGCTGGTACGCTAAGTAACCTACCAGCAGGCTTTAAAGCACGTGGAATGCGTGTACAAGGTGAGGATATTCCTCTTAGACCAGGTGAATTTAGAGATGTAGACGTTCCAGGTGGAGTAATTCGTGATGCATTGATGCCTTTACCCTATAAAGAGCCTAGTAGCGTATTAAGTCAGTTATTAGGAGTAATTATTGATTCTGGGCGACGTTTTGCCTCTATTGCGGACATGAATGTAGGCGATATTGGCTCTCAACAGCTTCCTGTAGGCACAACGGTAGCTATGCTAGAACGTGGCACTAAAGTTATGAGTGCTATTCATAAACGTCTTCATTATGCCCAAAGGAAAGAATTTAAGCTATTAGCGGACATATTCTCTAAAAGTTTACCCCCTGTGTACCCATATGACGTACCAGGAGTAAGTAGAGAAATTAAAGCCACAGACTTCGATGACAGAATAGATGTGTTACCTATTAGTGACCCTAATATCTTTAGTATGGCGCAACGTGTGATGTTAGCTCAACAAGAACTACAAATGGCACAAGCAGCACCGCAAATACATGATTTAAGAGAAGCCTACAAACGTATGTACGAAGCTCTAGAAGTTAAGAACATAGAACTATTATTACCTCCTCAAGCAGAAGTACCGCCACGTGACCCTATAAGTGAACAGCAAGCAGCAATGACAGGCAAACCTATTAAAGCCTTTGAGTTTCAAAACCATGATGCTTATATAACATCGCATTCTTATTTTGCACAGAACCCAATGATAGCACAAAACAAAGTTGCCTTAACAGCAATATCTGCTAACATTCAAGAGCATCAATCAATGTTATATAAACAGCAAATCGAACAAGCAATGGGTCAGCCGTTGCCTCCAATGGAAGGCGGTCAAATGCCTCCAGAAATAATGAACCAGATAGCAGGCATGGCAGCACAAGCTACTCAGCAAGTTACTGGTCAAGCAAAAGCTATGGCGGAAGCTATGGCGGAAGCTAACATCGATCCTATTGTACAACTTAAAGAACAAGAGATCGCACAGAAAGCTCAAAGCGATATGGTGAAAGCACAAATCGACATGACTAAGATTCAATCTACAGAAGCAATAGCAGAAATGAAAATTGCTCAAGAAAGAGAAGAAGCACTCATAAAAGAAAAAACTGATATGAGAAGAGATTATCGTGATATACTTAAAGACGTCAGAGATTCTGACAACCAAACTAAAGGAAGTCAATAATGTTAAATAGAGCTAACTTTGAAGAAATGATGGGTGGTAACGCTAACCGCAGAAGAATGTCTCACGGTGGAGAAACAGGATATCATACGATGCCTGATGGAACTCACATGAAGAATTCTAAAATGCAGAAAAAAACAAATGGTGGTTCGATGACGAACGCTAAAAAAAGTCTTAGGAGACCGTAATGAATAAAAACATGCAAAAGATGAACCGTGGTGGCGAAAAGAAGAAAAAAGCTAAAATGAACCGTGGTGGAGATCCTATGATGGTTGGAATGAACCTTGGTGGTGAAAGCAAAAAAAGAGGAATGGCTAGAGGTTGCGGAGCAGCAACTAAAGGTAAGGGGTTTAACCAATAATGCCAGCAAAACAAGGGCTATACGCGAACATAAACGCGAAACGTAAAAGAATCAAAGCTGGCTCAGGCGAAAAGATGAGATCAGCTGGAGATAAAGGTGCACCTAGCAAACAAGATTTTGTAGATTCAGCTAAAACTGCTAAAAAATCTCACGGTGGAGAACTACACGGTGGTCAGAAAAAACTAGACAAAAACAAAGACGGTAAAATATCAGGTAACGATTTTAAAATGATGCACAAGGGCGGTGACGTAATAGCAGGAAATGCTAACCGCAGAAGATCACAAAACCATGGCTAGTCCAAGAAGAGGTAAAGCAAAAGTCAAAGTAACTAGTTCTGGTAAAAGAGTGAGTTACGGACAAGCAGGTAAAGCCAAAGGCGGTGGTCCTAGAGTCAAACCAGGAACATCTAAAGGAGACTCTTACTGTGCAAGAAGTTTAGGTATAAAAAAAGGATTATCGAAAAAGAAACAAAGCGATCCGAACACTCCAAATAACCTTTCAAGGAAAAGATGGAAATGTTCTGGAGCTAAATCAAGAAGAAAATAATTTAGATGTTAGAAAAGTTAAGAAAATTAATTGCAGAAAGACAAGAGCAATTAACACAAACACTCACCGCTGGTGGAGTGCAAGATTTTGAAAGTTATCAAAAAATCGTAGGCGAGATATCAGGTCTGTCGTTTACGGAAACTTTAATAAGAGACCTGCTAAAAGGAAGAGATGAAGAATGAAAGAAGTAAAAAACTTTGGTAAAGGTGGCGAACCGATACCAAACACAGTCGAAAGATTTGTAGATGTAGAACCCGAAAAAGAAGATACTTATACTCCTGAAAAGATAGAGGAAGATGAAACTTTAATAGGGCAATTACCAACCCCCACAGGTTATCGAATTATGATATTACCGTTTAGTCGTAAGCAAAAGACTAAAGGTGGTATATGGTTAGCAGACTCAACACTAGAACAAGAACGCATTGGTACTAATGTTGGGTATGTTGTTTCACTTGGTCCTGATGCTTATAAAGATAAAAACAAGTTCCCTGCGGGAGCTTGGTGTAAGCCAAAAGACTGGGTGATTTTTGGAAGGTACGCAGGAGCACGCATCAAAATTGAAGGTGGTGATCTGCGTTTATTAAACGATGATGATATTTTAGCTGTAGTCAACAACCCAGAAGACGTTGTATCAGCTTAATGTTATCACGCATTATAGGAGTTAATCATGGCAGATGCTATGCAGAGTGAAGAAGTAGAAGAACTGACGGAAGTCGAACTTCCTGAAAGTGAAACTGAAGAAGAGGAAGAGTCAGCAGTAGAAGTTGCCGAAACCGAATCTAAAGAAACAAACGATACCGAAAGTGAGATAGAAGATTATAGCGAATCTGTAAAGAAACGCATAGGAAAACTTACTTTTAAGATCCGAGAAGCTGAACGTAGAGAACAAGCAGCAGTAGACTATGCTAAAAGCGTTCAGGAAGATTTAAATAAAACCAAGAATAAACTTTCAAAAACTGATCAGAACCTATATGATGAATATAAGAGCCGAGTAAGTTCAGAACTTCTAGGTGCTCAAGATAGGTATAAAAAGGCTTATGAGAATGGCGACACTGATTCTCTTATGGAAGCTCAGAAAGATTTAGCCAAGTTGGCGGTCGAAGAAGAAAGCCTAAAAAGAGTTGCCCCTAGAAAAGAAGTTGAGAATGTAACTGAAGAGCAAGTTGTACAAAGAGTTGAAAATACAGCTCCCCAACAACAAGCCCCTCAAATACAGGAAGACCCCAAAGCAAGAGCATGGGCAGGAAAAAATGATTGGTTTGGTTCTGACATAGCGATGACAACTAGTGCCTTTGCTTTTCATAGGCAGTTAGTTGAACAAGAAGGCTATGATCCAACTTCTGATGATTATTATTCAGAAGTAGATAAAAGAATGGCGGAGTCTTTTCCTCATAAATTAGGAAATACTCCAACAAACACTGTGAACGAAGTGGTTGCAGGTTCTAGTAGAGGTTCTACTACAACTAGATCACGTTCACGTAGAAAAGTACAACTCACTCCGAGTCAAGTAGCGATAGCGAAAAGATTAGGGGTGCCACTAGAAGAATATGCTAAGCATGTCAAGGAGTAAAAAATGGTAGATAATAAAAACACTACTGAAACTGATCGGTCTCCCCGATCTGCAGAAGGTCGAGATTCTCAAACTCGTAGAAAACCATGGAGTCCACCGTCCTTATTGGACGCACCCACTCCACCAGAGGGCTATATCTATCGATGGCTTCGTGAGTCAATGGTAGGGCAAGATGATAAAGCGAATATGTCAAAACGTATTCGTGAAGGATGGGAACCTGTGAGAGCAGAAGACCACCCTGAATTTGAATCCCCTACAGTTGATGAAGGACGTCACGCTGGAGTTATAGGAGTTGGTGGCTTAATACTTGCAAAGATGCCTAAGGAAACAGTTATGGAAAGGAGAGCGTATTACACTCGACTTGCCAATGAACAAATGGAAGCTGTTGACAATAATCTTATGCGAGAGAGTAACCCACTTATGCCTATCAGTAATCCTGCTAGGCAAACAAAAGTTACGTTTGGAAAAGGTGGAGGATAAATTATTATTCTCTATAACACATATATAATATAAAGGTGAAATAAATGGCGAATGTAAATGACCCAAATGGTTTTACTCCAGCATATCATATGTCAGGTGGAACTATTAGACCTTCAGAATTTGCTATAGCATCAGGAACCACAGGAGCGATCTTCTCTGGTGATGTTGTTAATCTTGCTAGTGGTCTAGTAATTCAAGGCACTGCTACAGGTGCCCCACTTGGCGTATTCTACGGAGTAGAATATCAAGCGACTGATGGATCTGTTGTTTTCTCAAAAAATTGGGAAGGCTCTACAGGAACATTAGGCTCTGCGAATGCGAAAGCATTTGTGTATTCTGATCCAGATATTGTTTATTCGGCGCAGGGCTCTGCCACTCCGACACAAGCAACTATCGGAACATTAAACACTATCACAACTACAGCAGGTGATACTTCAACTGGTAGATCTAAAGAAGCAGTGACAGCTACAACTAGTAGCGGAATTGCTCAAGTCCACGGATTTGTAGAAACACCAGATAACTCAATCGGACAGTTTGCAAGAATGTATGTTTCATTCCCAACATCTGTGTTCGCTAACAACTAAAGGTGATATAAAATGGCAATAAATAGAGCACAACTAGTCAAAGAACTAGAGCCAGGACTAAATGCACTTTTTGGTCTTGAATACGATCGTTACGAAAACGAGCATTCAGAAATTTTCGATTCAGAAAACTCAGATAGAGCTTTTGAAGAAGAAGTGATGTTATCAGGTTTCGCTCAAGCTCCTACTAAAGGAGAAGGTGCGGCAGTGACTTATGATACAGCACAGGAAACTTTCACATCTCGTTACTCACATGAAACAGTAGCATTAGCTTTTGCTCTTACTGAAGAAGCAATAGAGGATAACCTCTATGACTCTCTTTCAGCAAGATACACTAAAGCTCTAGCTCGTTCCATGGCAAGCACAAAGCAAGTTAAAGCAGCAAATGTGTTAAATAATGGGTTTGATTCTAATTTTCCAGGGGGCGATGGCAAAGAATTATTTGCTCGCGACCATCCTACCTTAACAGGTGGATCTGGAGCTAACGAACCTACTACTGACGCTGACTTGAATGAAACTTCATTAGAAAACGCAATGATCGACATTGCTGCGTTTAAAGATGAAAGAGGTATTAAAATTAATGTACAAGCAAGAAAATTGATTGTACCACCTCAACTTCAATTCGTCGCTGATAGACTTCTTAAAACTCCAGGAAGAGTTGGAACAAGTGATAATGACATTAACGCTATGAGAAACATGAGTATGTTACCTGATGGCTATGTTGTTAATCATTATCTAACAGATACCGACGCTTTCTTCATTAAAACTGATGCCCCTAACGGGATGAAGCATTTCGTAAGATCTCCTATGTCAACAGGCATGGAAGGTGACTTCGAAACAGGAAACGTAAGATACAAAGCTAGAGAGAGATACTCTTTCGGCTTTAGTGACTGGCGTGGAATGTACGGTTCTAAAGGAGCGTAATGAGTTCGTAGAACTTAGATATTAACATATCTTTAAAGGGGAGCTTAATGTTCCCCTTTTTTTATTGTAGAAAGTACTATACAATAAAACTCTAGGATAAACTAACTTGTTCTATCGACTGACCTAGCAGACAAGCCGAGACAATAGAACTTATTTCCGAGGAGGAAATTATGGCAAATTCAACTTTTTCAGGTCCAGTCA